CTCAAAAAGAGTATTAATTTTTTCCCGACTCTCATCTATTCTTCCTTTACTTTCTGATTCTAATTCCTTAATCCAATTGGTTTGCATCTGAACTTTATCATTCAATGATTCTTTCTTCAGGTCTAATGTCCTAATCCCATCTCTTACTAATTTAATCTTATCCCTAATTATATTATTCATAGATGAAAAGATTTTAATATCCAATAGATCTTCAATAACTTCTCTTCTATGCGTAGCAGTAAGCTGCATAAAAGGAACAAAATTAGTTGATCCTAGAATTACAATCTGAGTAAAGGACTTATAATTCATCTTAAGAACATTCTGCTCTAACCACTTCTGCTGGTCATTGGCATTAGAAAATTGATCCAAACAATTACCATCTTTCCAAATCTCAAATTTATTGGGTTTTATTCCCCTCACTACTTTCCATTCAATATCACCAATAGAAAATTCTACTTCTACCTTACAATCCTTTTCATTTGCTTGATTGATTAATTGAGATTTATTAATCTTACGAAACGGTTTACCAAATAAACTAAAAGTAAGAGCATCCAATACCGTACTCTTACCAGCACCATTAGCACCAATAATTAAAGTAGTTGCATTTCCAGTAAAATTAATATCAGTATAATGATTGCCAGTGCTTAAAAAGTTTTTCCAGCGAATCTTTTCAAATAAAATCATGTTCTTTAGGGGGTATCACAATGTCATTAGAAGTAATAACTGCATACTCATGTCCATGAATATGACAAGTTTTAATCATCAATTCTTCATCCACTTCAACTACAGTCATTTCAGGATATCCCCCATCTTCTAACATCATAGCATAACGATCAGCATCATCCTCTTCTTCAAAAAGATATAAAATTTGTTCACCCCTTCTAGCAGATACTGCATATGCTCCTTCTTTTTCTTTTCCTGTAATAGTTAAAATAAACATTAAACTAACTCACAAGCCTCTTGATAAGTATTCTGAATCATTTTTTGAATTCTTGATTTATCAAGATCAATTTCAGCTTCCTCAATATATCTATTCAAAATAGAAAGAGTATCTTCTGATTCAAATGCTTCAAAATCTTCAGCATTATGAAGAATAAAATTCTCCACAACCTTCAATTCAGCCACATTGGCATTATACAACTTATCAATAAATTTTTCAAATTTTACTGCATTACTCTTTTTCCTTACCACTACCTTTACTATTTTATTCTCCAATTCTCTGGCATCAAACAACTGATAATCTTGATCGTTATAGTAAATTATTTTATGAAGTCTATATGGATTATTAACAGGAGTATGTTCTAGTGTCTCTGTATCAAATATATGAAATCCTCTATTCTCATCATCTACATCATTCCAAAACATCTCATAAGGATTACCAAGATAATAAATGTTATCCTGATTAGATCTACAATGGTAATGACCAGAAAATGTCTTTTTAAATTTCTTAAATATATCCCACTCCATTCCATGTTCCATCATATGACCTGGAGTTGCTCTGAATCCATTTAACTCAAGATGACCCATACATACAGATGCTCTTGACTTCTTAATCAACGCAACACTCTTCTCTTCATTCTCCTTATTGATCCACGGTACAAGAAGAATATTACAACCACCTACTTCTATAGAGGTTGTTTCTTCATATATGGGAATATTATCATACTCTCTCAATAAAAGATCTATTGCATTTATATCATTTGTATTCTTATAGTATATGTCATGATTACCAACGATGGTATGAACAGTAATACCCATCTCTTTCAATCGATCAAAATAATTATCCTTAGCCCATGTCAGTGCAGCAAAATCAATTCCCTTTCGACTATCAAAAGTATCACCCATATTAATAACCGTGGTAATACCTTCTTTCTCAAGTGTAGGAAAGAAAACATTTTTATAAAACTTTAGGAAATAATCGTGAAAAAGTTTAGAGTTCTTACGACACCCAAAGTGTTGATCTGTTATTATGGCAATCTTCATTCAATTGTTACGAAGTTTGGCATGAACATTATCTTTAATACTATTATAATCAGAATAAGTAGTTCCGTCAATCTGATTGCTATCATCAAAGACTTCTTGATAACCAGACTTCTCAATAATCTTATTCTTAATTTCTAATTGGCGTTTCTCCCTTTGTATTCTGCGGAGAAATGCGTAATGTATAATTTGCGTAAAGTAAGCAAAAGGATTTTTGGATTTCTCAGGATC